CCAAGCTGGCACCGATGCCACGGATGCCGGGGACGAACGCGGCCGCGGGACCGGCCGAGTGATTGGCGCCGGCCTGGACCTGCCTTCGCAGGACGTCGGTCAGATCGTGCAGCCCCACCAGCGCCCGGAAGATGCTAGGCATGGTGGATGAGGAAGCCAGCATGTCGCTCGGCGTCACATAGCCCCTGGCACCGAAGCGAACAAGCTCCGGACCGCGTTCGCCCACCACAGCGATCTCGCCGGCTCGCACGGGGCCGCCAGCAGCGAGGTAACGGATGGGCTGCGGCGCCGCGCCGTCGGCCGACGCGTGCGTCCCGGCGCCGCCGGAAAATGAGAACCGCTTGCCGATCCATTCGATAGCGTCAGTGAACGGCTGCAGAACCGCCATGGTAGCCGCGGGGCCGCTGGCTGCGAGGTTGGCGCCGACCTGGACCTGCTTTCCCAGGGCCTCGGTCAGATCGTGCAGCCCGCTCACCAACGCCCGGAAGATGCCGGGCATGGCAGATGAGGAAGCCAGCATGTCGTTCGGCATGACATGGGCGCCGGCACCGAAGCGAACAAGCTGCGGACCTCGTTCACCCGCTACGGCGCTCTTGCCGGCCCGCACCTGGGCGCCAGCAACGAGGCGAAGCTGCGGGCCCCCGCCACCGGTCGGCGCGGGCATCCCGGCACCGCCGGACGATGAGAAACGCCTTCCAGTCCAGTCGATCGCGCCGCTCAACGGCTGCAGGAGCTCGGCGGCGGTTGCAGGACTGCCGGCCGTGAGGTTAGTGCCGGCCTGGACCTGCTTTCGCAGCACGTCGGTCAGATCGTGCAGTCCGGTGGCCAGCGCCTGGAAGATGCCGGGCACAGCGGACGGGGAGGAAGCCAGCATGTCGTTCGACGTCACATAGCCACCGGCACCTGCGCGATTCTCGCTGGCGCCCGAGAAGCTGCCCGCGGGACCGCCGCTGATAGGAACGCCGGCACCGATGCCCCACATAGCGCGGGCGACGGCGGCCGCAGGACCGCCGGCCGCGAGGTTGGCGCTGGCCTGGACTTGCTTCTGGAGGATGCTGGACATTGCGGAAGCGGAAGAAGAAGCCAGCGCGTTGCTCGGCGTCACATAGCCGCCGGCACCGAAGCGCACGAGCTCCGAGCCACTTTCGCCCACGACGGCGATCTCGTCGGCCCGCACGTGGCCACCGGCGGCGAGGAAGCGCAGTGGCGCCACGCCACCGGCCAGCGCATCCGTCCTGGCGCCGCCGAAAGATGAGTATTGCTTACCGATCCAGTCGATGGCGTGGCTGAAGGGCTGCACGAGTTCGATGGTGGCCGCTGGACCGCTGGCTGCGAGGTTGGCGCCGGCCTGGACCTGCATTCGCAGGACATCGGCCAGATCGTGCAGCCCGCTCACCAGCGCCCGGAAGATGCCGGGCATCGCCGACGACGAGGCGAGCATGTCGTTGGGCGTGACATAGCCAGAGGCGCCGAAGCGGACGAGCTCCGGGCCCCGCTCACCCACCATTGCGACCTCGCCGGCGCGGACCGGACCACCCGTGGCGCGGTGCTTCAGCGCCGCGAAGCCGCGCTGCGGAGCGGCGCCGCTGACCGGCGCGGGCGTCCCGCCGCCGGAAAATGAGAACTGCTTGCCGATCCAGTCAACGGCGTCGCTGAATGGCTGCAGCATATCGTTCATTAGGCCGGTAACCTGGCTAACCAGCCAGTCCTTGACACTCAGCATGCCTTGCCAGAGCGACCGCAGGATCTGCTCGCCTGTCTTCGACAGGTCGATGCTGAACACGGCCTGCACCGCACCGATGATTGCATCGAACGCGGCCTTGACGGTCTCGGCGATCGCGCCCCAGTCGATGCCGAGCGCCTTCGACACCCGGTCGATGATCGGCCAGACCTTGTCCCAGTTGAGCACGAGCAAGGCGCCCGCGGCGGCTATGGCCGCGATCCAGCCGATCGGCGTGGTCAGGATTGCAACGCCCAGCGTGGTGAAGGCGCCTGCGAGCGACAGGAGGAAGGAGCCGAACTTGAGCGCCATCACAGCAAAGAGGACATTCCTCCAGCCGCCGATGGCCTGGGCGAAGCCGTTTGCCGTGCTGGCCAAGTCGCTGATCGTCTTGAAGAGGCCCTTCCAGTCGAACGATTTCAGCGCATTGACGACGCCGGTCACCGCGTCGGAAATGCCTTTCACGATCTGGTCCCGGTGCTGGATCACAAAATCCGTCAGGCCCTGGAACGACGACGTCAGCTGCGGCAGAACCTGCACGGCGACAGCATCGCGAAGGCCAGTGAAGGCGCCCTGCATTTCCTTCACGCCGGCGTCCCACTTGTCGACATTCTCGTATTGCTCGGCCGTGAAGGTCCCCATGACCAGACCGGCGCGCTGCATCGCCGCCTGGAACTCGTCTCCGGAGAGACGCGCGATCCTGGTGAAGTCCGCGGTTCCAAACAGCAGCTCCGACAGGCGCGCGGCCTTGGCCTGCTGACCTGACGCGATCAGGTTGTGGATCGCGCCCACCATATTGCCGAAGGCTTCGCCGGCGTTGTGCGCGCCCTTGAGTTGACCGACGAGCTCGGGGTCGAGAAGCTCGAGCTGATGCGTCGTGCGGCCGATGTTGCTCTGCACGTTCTGATAGGCCGTGCTCGCCGAGATCAGACCGCTCTTCGCCTGGTCCCAGGCGATGTCCTGCAAGTTCGCGACCTGGGAGAACTCGCGTAAAGCATTCGGGTCGATGCCGAGGGTCTGGCCCAGATTGGCGTAATCCTGGATCGACTCTGCGGCTGACTTGAGGCTCTCTGCCAGGGCGGCGATGCCGACGCCGGCGCCGATGCCGGCAATCGCGCCAAAGGCCTCTAGCGCGGGCTCGGCCGCCTCGCGCACTTTGTGGAAGGACTTGCCAATCTTGCCGAATGCCTCTTTGAACTTGCCGACCCCGCCGGCCTGCGCGAGGTGCGACATGGAGAGGCCGAGCGACCTTAACCGGGAGGTTATGGACGCCCATGCGCGACCGGTATCGTCGTCAGCGGTGACCCTGACGTGGGTGACGATGTCGTTCATCTCTCACCGTTTTGCATGGCGCCCCGTCCAGCTCGCGAGCCGCTCGAACATGTAGAGCAGCTCGGGCAGAGGCATCGCCATCACACTGACGTGGTCGAGGTGACCCGTAAAGATCAGCTCCTCGACCACGATGCTCAGTTTTTTTCCGCCTCGCTCCCGCTGCCGAGGGGCGCGAACAAGGGTCCGAGCCAGTTGGCGATCTCGAGCAGATCGCGCGGCGCCATCATCCCGAGCACGCCCGCGTCATAGCTGGAGAGACGCTGGGCATATTGGAGCACGCGGGCGAAGTTGACGATCGTTTCGACACCGCCGTCCGGATAGGTGACGATCTGGATCGGCGGCTTGAGCTTCCCCACGTCGTCTGCCGTGGGTTCCCGCAGAGCGAGCGTGGAGATGTCCTTGGCCCCTTCGGGTGAATGCACCGTGATGGGCTTGGAGAGCTTGAATTCCTTATCGGCCATGAGCCCTCCTATCCGGCAAGAGAGTAGTTGTCGCTGGCAAACTTCATCCCCGTGATGACGCCGGTGCTCGGGTCATATTCCGGCTCGCCGAACACGTAGCCATCAGAGAAGATGTGCCTCCGACCGGTGTCCTGCTCGACCACGGTGACGTTCACGTGACAGCGCGACCGCCACATAACCATGGGGTCGTTCCCCGCGATGTTCCACAAATCGACCTCCCAGGTGTTGGGCGTCGCTTCCACCGTGCCAACGAGGCGCCCGGAGTTGGTCACCTTGGCGTCGCGGCGCTCACCGGTGGCCTTGATCTTCATCGAGCCCGATGCCTCGACGCGGCTCATGGACTTGGTATCGGCCACGCCGCTCGTGCCGCCGTACCAGGTGATGTAGATGCGCCCGCCGACGATCGGCGGGGAGGAAAGGCCCTCCATGGCTTGAACTCCTTTCTGATGCTGATGGGTGCCAGGAATGCTCGTCAGGCGACGGTGGCGCTCGCCTGCACCGAATCGATCTCGAGGAAGGTCTGGATGAGGTTGGCGACCACCCGGAGCTGGTTCACGAAATCCGGTCGGATCAGCGAGTCGACCCGGTTCGGATCAGTCGCATTGCGCTCAACGACGAGCGATGCCGCGAATGCGTCCGAGTTCTCCACGAGGCCTGCGGCCTCCATCGCCTTGTACTCGTGGATGTAGAGGTCCCTGATCGCCCCCGGCGATGCGAAGCCCGGAATGCCCAAGTCGGTGTCCGAGAGCGCCGCCCGCGGAAAGGCCGTGGTGACCGCCGCCCGCATCCGGCGAACGAAGAACTGCGTCTGGAACATGGTGATGGCATCGCGCCAGGAGGGATCCTCGTCGCCGTAGTCGTTCAGCCGGCGGGTGGTGACGAGACGACCGATCGAGACCTGGCGGGAATCATCGACCGTCCAGGTCGAGATGCCATTCTGGAGCAGGGCATCGTCCTGCGCCGCGTCGAACGTATCCGCGAGGTTGTCGGGGGCAGCGATGCCCAGGAGCGGCAGGGTCTGCAGCGGGCGCGACAACTCGGGCGGTTCGGCCCAATGCTGCGTCGCCTTCGCCGCCACGGCCGCGGCCCAGTCCCATTCCGGCGACGGCGAGTTATAAACCCCCATGACGCTGAGGTGCGGGTCGTTCCAGTTCGCCGCGTAGGTGATGAGGCTGGCGTAGCTCGCCCCCATCGCGGTGAAGAAATGCCCGTATTGCTGCTGCAGCGGGCTCCAGCGGCCGGAGACCCCATCCATGAAGCCCGTCACGTCGCTGCCGAGCCCGCCGTAAGTCGGCGCGGCGAACACGTCGAACTTCTGCTTGCTAAGGGACGAAAGCACCGAGGCATCGCTGAAGGACCCCGTACCCGTGCCCATGGGCGTGATGGTGACGATCGAGGCGAGCGCATTGGGCTTGCCCCAGAAGGTGTTCCGAACGCTGATATGGTTGCCTGAGGCACCTTCCCACTTGCAGGTCAGATCGACTTGCGCGCTGTTGCCGCTGTCGATCGCCGCCGACACCGGCAGGCTCTTCGTCGCGTTGATCGCCGCGGCGACCCGGCTTGCCACCAGCGAGGGCGCATCGCCCGCGCGGGCCTTCACGGAAAACGGGATCGCGGCGATCGATAGGTAGAGGGGCGCGCTGATGCTCGGCGTACTGTTGATCCGGATTGCGCCCGTCGCCGCCGTGGCGCCGGTTTGAGGCGGGACCATGACGCCCCAGACCTCGGCGAAAGGCGCATTCAGCCGGAATTTGCTGTACATGCTCGACAGCATCGAGCCCCTGCCCGCGAGCTGGTCAGCCAGCGTGCCGGACAGTATGTACGGGGTGTTGGTCACGCCCATGCCGCGGAAGCCGTTGCGGTTGTAGGAGGCGAACAACAGCGCCCGCAGGCTCGCCGAATAGGGCGCCTGGCCGGGCACGATGTCCGCGGAGTAGAGCGGCGGCAGGAACGGCAATGGAATCTCGGGGAATGCGATCGGCACGGATCATGCCCTCCTTTCGAGGCCCTCTCCCATTGGCGGCGATGCGGAAGAAATCAGCGGACGATGATGTCGAATGCCGCGAGCTCGGCGACCGCAGCGGCCTGCTGGTTGGCCGTGATGCCGGCCGGCCAGGTCAGCTTCGTGCCATCGACCTCGGCACTGCGGGCGATGATTTCTGCAGCCTGGTCACTGGCCCGTGCATCGACTTGGACGAAGAGAACGGCAGCTGCATGGGCCGCACCGTGACCGTCGGTCAGGTTCAGTGCGGTGTACTTGCCGCTTCCGACGGCGACGGTGATCGTGAATGCATCGCCGGAGATGAAATCCGTGCTGCCATCGGCCAGCGTGAAGGCAAGTCCGCCGGCAGTGAAGGCGCTCCCCACATTGCCCTTGCCGACATAGGCGCCGCACGGATCGAATAGTTCAAATGTCCCGGCGTTCGCAATGGGCTCCACAATGACCAGGTGATAGGCGCCGGCCTTGGCGCCATCGCTGACCGTGATGGTCCCCATGGTGCCGTTGCCTGCATTGCCGCTGCCCGCTGAAGCACTCGCAGTGCCGGTCATGATTTTGCCGAGCACCGTGCCGGCATAGAGTATCGTAGACTGGCCACTGGCAATGGTCACGGTGTCGCGTGCGCGATTGCCATTCGCCTGCGACAATACGACATCCTGCCAGGCAGGACCGGCGGGCGTGCTGATCACGAGATCCCCCATATCGATGCAGCTCTGAATGTAGCTGGTGAGCTCGACCGTCTCGCCCGAGGCGGAGATGAAGACGCCCGGCCCGATATCGATGTTCGGCACGCTGAGGCCCGTCGCAGGCACGATAAAGACAGTGGTCATTCCTGGGGTCCTTTCAGTTGGCGAGAAGCTCCGCCTCGAGCTCGTTCGGCGCCGGCAGCTTCATCCGGACCAGGCCGAGCACCGGGTAGGGCGGGCGCGTCGGCAGGTCCTGGGCGAGCAGCCTGCCGCGCAGTTTCTGGGCATAATCCTTTAGCTCGCCGCCGCCCTCGGCCTCGATCTTCGCCAGGACCATGGCAAGGGGCTCCGGGATCGCGAGCGGCACCGGTGCATCCACAGAGGGTTTGGGCAGGCAATCGAGCCGGGCGCGAACCGTGATCGTCATCTCGCGTACCGCCTTGCGCAGGCGCTCGCCCTCGGGCGCCGTCCAGAGCGGGCGAGAGCCCAGCTCTTCACGGGCCCACAGGCTGCTCCACCATTGCGCCCAGGCGCCATAGCCACCGAGGGCAACCTTGATCTGCCAGTCGAGAAGGTCGAGCTTCAGCTCGGTGCCAGCATCGGTCGGGGGAAAGCCGACCAGATATTCATCGCTGCCGCCGTCGATCCTGGCTGCGGCCATGACGCCGTACTCCAGGCGCAGCGCGACCGACTGATGCGGTGCCACATTGCAGAGGGTGCCGGACCTGGTATCTCGATAGGACTGGCTGTCCTCATCCGTGCGTACGATGACCAGGTCCATCGTCTGACGAGCAATGAGGTCCGAGACGTCATCTTTGCGCGAGTCGTAGACCTTGTCCCCGACCAGGGTGGGATAGGGTGCCCTCCCCCCATTCGTCAGCGCGGCGATGGTCGCAACCCGGAGCGCCGTGCGAATCATGGCAGGGTGACAAGCTCCACCGATGTCCTGTTGATTCCGTCAGGCAGTGCCGCCGTGACTTCGTAGACCGCGGAGTCCCTCAGCCGGATGAAGCGATCGAGCCGCTGCACCGGCGAGGGGATCTGCGAACTCACATAGCTGAAGCGTGCCGGCGAAGTGACGAAGCCCGCAACCGGCTCAGCCGACACGCCTTCTGTTTTCTGATGCTGCCCCGCGTCGGAGTAGACCCCCAGCACGCTGGGGACGGCGTCGCGATCGGTGTCGACCACCGTCTCGCCGCCGAAGGTCTCGCGCCGCGGCTGATAGCTGAACTGCTCGCCGTAGATGTCATCGATGACGGCATCGACGTGGCGCATCACGTCGTCGAACATCGTCATGCTGGCGGAGACCTTCAGGAGCTGGTCGTTGCGCTCTGAAGGGTCTCGGGGCGGGTGCACATGCAGAGGGGGTTGGATTGCACCTCGAGCTCACGGCCCTTGCCGTTCGGCATCGGGTATTGCCGCGCGTAGCGCGGCAAGCCCAAGGTGTTGACCGTGTCCTCATAGTCCGCCGGCGCAAACCTCGTGATGTAGAGCTCCGACACCCCCTTGACGAGAAAGCGCGCCCCATTGTCTTCGATCATCGGCTGGTTGCCCCGCGCCTTCTTGGCCTTGGGCTTGGTATGGTAGCGAATCCAGTTAATTCCGCCGAACTCGAATGGCAGCCGCGGATCGGCGCGCAGATTGATGGCGGCCTGCCAGTTGGCATAAGTCTTTTCGACCGCGTTGTGCGTCACGAGCTTGCCAAAGAACGTATTGCCCGCGAGGCCATAGACCTGGGTCACCTGCTCGCCCTCGAGTGCGTCCTCGATCGCATCGCGGACCTGGGCGCACTTGTCCCGCACATTTGTCGTCGACGAGCCGAGCAAGAAGTCAACTGCTGGGGGTTGCGAAATGCCGAATGCCGCATAGACATCCAGCAATACCGAACCATCCTTGTCGAGGATGATCCCATTGATCGCCCCGAGCCGAAGGTTTTCCAGCGTGAAGTCCAGCGAACGGGTGTGCCGGGCGATCTTCTGATCGACCCTTTGCAACACGGTCTCGACATCCGACTCGGTTCCGAAGGCCCGGATCCCTTGGACCTCGTCGGCCTTCACCGAATCATTGCGCTGAAAGTGCGGGACAGTGAATGAGCGCAGGTTGCGGGTATTGCCGCCGACACTTTCGCCTGGTCCGCCACGCTGTGAGGAGCCGACGAGCGTCAGGCCCTCATCCTGCTTTTCGACCGAGACCACTATGGTGGTCACCCCGTCCTCCTCGAAGACTCCGAGATCACCGATCAAGGTCGGCACCTCGGGCAGCTGGTTGGCACGGGCCGTCAGGCTCTGCAGGCTAAACGGGTCACTGTCGAAGATGTCGAGTGAAGGCATTGCCAAGATTCCTTTCAGCCTGGGTGTGCGGATGGCTTACAGCTCGCCCCGGACCGCGATGCCGAGCGCTTTGAGCGACTTGATGGTCGCCGCCTTCTCGCCGCCGGCTGTCTCCGGCGGATAGACGAGGAAGGCGTCGATTACCTCGGCGTCTCGGGCGATGTAGGGGATCTCGACATCGCCAAAAGTGGCGTCGACGTCATGCCCAATGATGCCGGCGACGGCAGTGGCAAGAGCTCCATCGTGGAGAACGCCGTCAGAAACCACGAACTTGGACGGAGCGGAGACATCGAACTGGACAACCGTGCCCGCCTTCAGCTTGCCCTGCCCAGACTTCACGATCCCGCTTTCGCGCGACCGGGCACCGTTTGCCTCCGAAAGCAAGAACTCCCAATTGCGGTGGTCCTGATAGAAAACCGTCATGATGAGTGTTCCTTCCTCAGGAATTTGCCGGTCCAGCGATTAGTTGAGTCCTGCGCGCATACGCGTCCGCTTCGCGCGGTCCTCGGTGCGGCGTGCATATATGGCCGAGGGATTGAGATCGTCGGCAGCCGGCCGTCCGATATCGTGGACGTGACCCCCTCCTGGGACACCGTGGGTGGAGCGCCCGGCCGTCGCGGCTGATGCCCTGGCGAGGCGGTCGAGCAGATCATTGCCGACGTGATCAACGGAAGCACCCGCCTCGATGTAGGCGTCGGCCAACGCGGGATCGATGGCTGGGTTCATCTTTCGGGCGAGTTCCACCTTGGCCTTGATCGCACCGGCATCCCCGATCTTGGTTTGCGCCAGTTCCAGGCTCAGACCTTGCTTGATCATGGCGGACGCCATCCCGGGCACACCCGCTTCGGTCGCGGCGGCGATGATGGCAGCAGCTACCGCCTGCGCATCCAGGAGCGCCTTTGCCTGCGCCTTGTCCGCTTGCTCCTTCTGTGCCCTGAGCGCGACCTCCAGCGCCGGGGCATCGTCCTTGGGCTTTTCGCTCATCTCCGTCTCCTGGCCGGCTCCCGGCGTGCCTGCTCTCGACACAAGGGGATCGTTCGGCCGGGAGGCCTTTGGACCCGAACGACTGGGTTGTCGCTTCATGCTGCACCAGCCGCGCTTGTCCGCGAGGATCCGCAACCCCTCCGGCGCGCGGGCATAGGTCCCGTAGTTGAATGCCGAGACCTCAAGCACACTGCCGGCATCTTCCTTGGCGTCCGCGTACCTGGCGCTGACTGCTTCCTCAGCTGTCATCCACGTTTCAGCCTTCATCTCTTGCCTGATCTCAGCGACCGGGCGCCCGGTCTTCAGCGAATAGACCTCCGCCATCGCGCTCGCGATGGTCCCGAGCGCATCGGCCATCTGGGTCATGTCGTCCTCGTCGCCGGCGACCATCCCCATCGGCTCGTGCACCATCATGGTGGAGCCCGGGCCCATGACCGTGGGATTCCCAGCCTGAGCGATGATCGAGGCGGCCGAGGCGGCAATGCCCTCGATCATGACCCTGACCTTGCCACCATGCGCCCGTAGGGCGTTGTAGATGGCGATTCCCTCGAAAGCGTCCCCTCCCCCGGAGTTGAGCCGCACGGCGACGTCATTGTTGCGGCCGATCTCGGCCAGGGCGTCGATCACGTCGCGGCCGGTGAAGCTGTCCTCGGAGAGCCAGTCGTCGCCCACCGTCCCATGCAGGACGAGAGCGCCATCGACGATCAATGGCGAGGCCATGCCAAATTCCCAATGCTGTTGGCTAGGGCGTGAACCCATAAACTGGGGCTGATTTGCCCCCGCGCGAGCGTCCGCTTCCGGGCCGAAAGCGGCTATCCTTTGCCTATCGCGCCATGTCGCAGAAGTGCCATAACCGGAAGTGGGAAGGGTGCAGCACAGATCGCTGGAGTCCGTCAGCGGCAAGGACGGTCAGGTGACTCGTCAGCGCAATCCCCGCCAGCAGATGGCAGCGGCAGCCGGCGCAGCTGCTGCCGACCTTCCCGCTACTGCGTTCGCGCCCGTGCTGCCCCTCGTCCGGTGCCGAAACTCGGAAGATGAACAACTCGCTAGGCTGTCCGGATTGACAGGGGCAACTTCGGTGCAGATATAGAAACGCATCGAGGTCGAGCATGAACGCCAGGACTCTCGGCGCGTAGCTCGGGGGAAGGGATCGTTCCAACGGAGAACGGCGAAGAACACACGGGAGGAGCCCGCGATGGTCACGACCCCCGAATCATTCGTCGATGCGCTCAACTCGGCGTTCGGCAAGCAAACGACGCAGCGTTCGGCCCACGCCAAGGGCGTCGTCCTACTCGGCAA